TCAGATTATCAATCAAAATTCGGAGATGTCTTTAAAGATAGTTCAAAATCAACTCCAGCAGAGTATCAGTATTTAACATCACACACTGCTGAAAATTATCTAAAACACTCTGGTAAATTGACTGTAATTAGAATATTAGACGGAACATACGGACCAGCAAGTGCGAATGTGTTACAATCAGGAGCTGAAACAGTAGGTTCAAGTTCTAATGTATCATTTACATTGACAACATTATCGGATGGAGCTATTATGAATAATTCTGGTTCTTGTGGATTAAGTATCAACGGTGAGGTAGGACAATATACCGCTAGTCTTGATAAAACACAAGGTTCAAATAATATTCTGTTAAGTGGCTCAAAACATAATATCAGATGGGAAGTATCAAGTAAAAATAATAAACAAGGAACATTTACTCTTTTAATTAGGAGAGGAGATGATTCCAATAAAAGAAAAGTAACATTAGAATCTTGGAATAATTTATCATTAGATCCAAAATCTAATAATTATATATCAAGAAGAATAGGTGATTCAAAGTGGACATTGAGGGATGGTGGTTCAGCTGACCCTTATCTACAAATGAGTGGTTCTTATCCAAATAAATCTAAATATGTAAGAGTGGGTAGTGTAGCTAATACAATTGATTATTTAGATGAAAATGGAAGTGTTAGAACTGCAGCTGCTTCTGCATCATTACCGTTAGTTGGTAGTGGTTCAAATATTAGTGGTAATGCAGGACAATTTGGTTCAGGTGCTTCTGGTTCATTAGTAAATCCAAGTTACGCTGGTACATTCAGAGGTGGTTCAAATGGAATCGCTGGATATGATGCATTAGGTAATGTAGTAACTTCATCAGCAGGTGGAATAGCAGCTGGTAATTATAGTTACTATGATGAAATCAGTAATACAAATACACAAGGATTTGGAATGGCTTCTGGAACAGGTCTAACAGCTTATACAGATGCATTGAATCTATTGAAAAACCAAGATGAATATGATATTAATTTAGTATTATTACCTGGTTTATGTGATAATTTCTCAAATCATCAAGCAACAATAACAAAAGCTATTGATGTTTGTGAAGATAGAGGTGATTGCTTTGTATTAGTTGACCCTGTTGGATATGGATATTCTTTAACAGATGCTACAACAAGAGGTGATGCTAGAGATACTAATTACGCTTCTATGTATTGGCCTTGGGTTCAAGTACCAGATAATCAAGCTGGAACAACAAGATGGGTGCCACCATCAGTTGTAATGTCAGGTGTATATGCATTTAATGATAAAGTTGCACATCCCTGGTTTGCACCAGCTGGTTTAAATAGAGGTGGAATTGATACTGCGATTCAAGCTGAAAGAAAGTTAACACATTCTAACAGAGACGATCTATATGAATCAAATATAAATCCAATCGCAACATTCCCTGGTCAAGGCATTGTAGCTTGGGGACAAAAAACACTACAAAAGAAACCATCAGCTCTTGATAGAGTTAATGTAAGAAGACTACTTATTAAACTTAAAAAGTTTATAGCAAGTACTTCAAGATTCCTTGTATTTGAACAAAATACTTCAGCTACAAGAAATCGTTTCTTGAATATTGTTAATCCTTATTTAGAACAAGTACAATCTAATTCAGGTTTGAATGCTTTTAAGGTAATTATGGATGATACAAATAATACTCCAGATGTAGTAGATAGAAATATCTTATACGGACAAATATTTGTACAACCTACAAGAACAGCGGAGTTTATCGTATTAGATTTCACAGTTCAACCGACAGGAGCTACTTTCCCAGAATAATAGGGAGGTAAATGTTCAATAAATTAAAGAGTCAATAGAAATATTGGCTCTTTTTTTTATCTTTCCGATATTTATATATGAAAATATATGTTAAGTTTTTTAGTTAAATTAGGATATTAGGAGAAGATATATGGCTGAATTATTAGATGCTAATGATGTAATGTTTACACCATTTGAACCAAAATTACAAAATAGATTTATTGTTCAAATAGATGGTATCCCAGCTTATACAATCAAATCAACAAACAGACCCCAAATCGATTTTGAAGAAGTTGAGTTAAGACATATGAATGTCAAAAGATGGGTTAAAGGTGTTGGTGAATGGCAACCATTGGAATTAACAATGTACGATCCAATAGTTCCATCCGCTGCTCAAGCGATTATGGAATGGGTAAGACTATCTCACGAATCAGTAACTGGAAGAGATGGTTATTCTGATTTTTATAAGAAAGATGTTACCATTCAAATACTTGGCCCTGTTGGTGATATTGTAGAAGAGTGGACACTTAAAGGAGCTTGGATTCAATCAGCTACTTTCGGTGATATGGCGTTTGACTCAAATGACCCTGTTGAAATAACAGCGACATTAAGATACGATTACGCGATATTACAATTCTAATTGAATATTTGAAATTCATAAAAACCCCTGATGTAAAAATATTAGGGGTTTTTATTGGAATGTATATACTTATATATAAATAAGAGGTTTTGAAACATACAGATGTCAGAAAAATTAACAACATTTAATGAAATAATAGAAAAGGTTCTTGGACACGAAGGTGGATATGTAAACGACCCAGATGACGCGGGTGGTGAAACAAAATATGGAATAGCAAAAAGATGGTATCCTAATGTCGATATAAAAAACTTAACAATAGATCAGGCCAAAAAGATATACCATCAAGACTATTGGAGACCCGCTAAATGTGACGAAGTACCAGCTAGATTAAGACATATTTATTTCGATATGTGTGTTAATTTTGGTAGAAGAGGTGCAGTAAAGGTTTTACAAGAAGCCGCTAATTCAAAATCAAAGAATAAAATTGATGTGGATGGAGGATTAGGTCCCGCTACATTAAAAGCTATACAGAATCTACGAGTAGATGTTGTAAGAGCTTACAGAGTTTTAAGATTCGCTAAAATAGTTATAGACAAACCAAATCAAGAGAAATTTTGGTTAGGTTGGTTTAGACGAGCAATTGAAGTTTAATTAAGTTATGGAGAAAAAAATGTCAACAGAAAATTTATACAATGAATTAAATGATTTATGGGAAAATTTCCAAGAAAATCATAGAGATTTCTCATCAAAAGGTAATAAAGCCGCAGGTGGTAGAGCTAGAAAATCTATTGGTGAAATCAAAAAATTAGTTACATCGTACAGACAAGCGTCTGTTTCTGAATCAAAATAATCGGAGGTTATAATGGCACAAGCTAAAAATACTACTGGACAAGTTCCAGAACAAAAGTTCCCAAGTGAGATAATAGATTTACCCAGTGGTGGTAAACTTTATGATACAAATAGTCCTATAAGAAGTGGTAAAATTGAAATAAAATATATGACAGCGAGAGAAGAAGATATTCTTACATCAGCTAACCTTATTAAGAAAGGTGTGGTTATAGATAGATTATTAAACGCTTTAATTTTAACACCAGGAATTAATACAGATGATTTGTTTTTAGGTGATAAAAATGCTGTTATGGTTGCCGCTAGGATACTTGCATATGGAGCGGAATATACTTGTGAAATTACAGATCCACAAACAGAACAAAAAGTATCACAAACTTTTAATTTAGCAGATTGTCCATTTAAAGAACTTCCTTCAGAAGTTGATTATAAAGAAAATAGATTTGAATTTGAGTTGCCTACAAGTAAAGATAAAATAGTTTTTCAATTACTAACAGGTAAAAATGAAAGAGCTATTGAAAATGAGATGCAATCAAAGAAAAAACTTGGTTCAGGAATAGATAGTGAATTAACTACAAGGTTAAGGCATGTAATAGTATCTGTTAATGATGATTCAGATAGAGGTATTATCAATAGTTATGTGATGGATAGAATGTTAGCAAGAGATTCATTAGCATTAAGAAATGAAATCCAAAGAGTTTCCCCAGATATAGATTTAACTCAAGAGGTTGAGGTAGGAGGTGAGGTGGTCGAGGTAGCAATACCAATGACCACCGAGTTTTTTTGGCCTCAAAGCTAAAGATAAACCATATATTCATACTGAAATATTTAATCTATGTTACAATGCGAAAGGTTTTAACTTTTCTGATGTATATGAAATGCCGATATACTTACGAAAGTGGTATATTCGTAAATTAATAGAAGTTCGTGAAGATGAGCAAAAACAGATGAATAAGCAGATGAAACAGAATAACCCAAAAAAATCATCTAAATTTAATCCATCAAAATACAAAAGTCGATTTAAAAGATAGCCTATTTTTCTACCTATCTAATATTTATATATGAATAGTTCCATTAAACTATATGGGAGATAAAGTATGTCAAAGAAAAAATCATATATGGATATGAAAAACATTATAGGTGAAGGAGTCTTACAGAAAGTTTTTAATTGGGCTCTAAACAAAAAAGTTAAAAAGGTAGGAAAACGAATACAACTTGATCCAAAATTAGCTAAACTAAAGAAAAAAGCTGATGCCGCGATAGCGGAGTTAGAAAAAACTGCCAATAAGAATGATCCTAAATGGGATGCTTATTTACTTAAAAAAGGGTTACTTACTAAAAAACAACTTAAAATGTTTAATTCTCTTGATAAGCTTTAAACAAGTGTTTCCACATATTAGAAACAAAGGAAGATAAATGGCCAAAGATCCAGTAAAACAACAACAAGCGTTAAACCAGGAAAAGCAAAAGACTCTTGATTTGGAGAGACAATATAACGCGATGCGTGGAGTTATTACGAGGACTATGGGTAAAGAGTCTCAAATAGCTCAAGAATTACAAAAGACTGCTTGGGATATGCAGAAGTCTTTACGAGGAATGTCAGCTGACCAGAAAGAGTATTTATCTGGTAAATATAAAATTCAAAGTTTAGATAAACAAATATTGAAAAATATGGCTGCTATGGAAAAAGGAACTGCCGCACAAAGAAAAGGTATAGGTATGATTGTCGGTATGCAGGACAAAGCAAGAGCAGCTATTGTAGAACAAACAAAACAACTGGATAATCTTGGTACATCACAATTTAAAGCGGTTAGTACTGAAGCGATGAGAGCCGCGGCGATTGAAAAAAGGCGTAAGATTGAAAATATGTATTTAAATAGTTCTCTTCCAGGACATCAAGAACTTGGTAAAAGACTATTAGAACAAGTAGATACAGAAGAAAAAAGAATAGGTGCTATTGAAAGAAATAATGATTTGGTAGAAGAACAACATAATAAAATTAAAGAAGGTACTGATTTTGTTATGAGTGGGTTAGAGAAATTTACAGGAATGTTAGATAAAGTCCCAGGTGGTAAGTTCCTTGCGAGACAAATGGGTCTCGGTGATGAACAGATGGTCAAAATAGCTCAAGGAGTTACTACTCAAATAAGAGCGATGGTTACAGGGACACAAGGATTAGGAAAAACTATAACAGGTATTAAAGCATCTATGGCTGGAGTTAATTTCGCCTTTTTAGGTGTTATTGGACTTCTTGTTGCGGCAGCTGCATTACTTGTAAATATTAGTGGTAAGATAGATAAGATTGGTGATAAGTTTGGTGCGTTAGGTGTACAACAATTTCAAGATGATATTTTAGCAGCTGATGCTGAAATGAAAAAATTTGGTTATGATGCAGGAGTTGCGAGTGATATAGCTAATGAAATGGCAAATAATTATGGTATGGCTTTTGGTGAAGCAATGAAACTTGGTCCTGCTGTTGGAGAGATGTCAAAAGCGTTAGGAATATCAACAGAAGAGGGTAGTAAATTAGTTGGTATGTTCACAACTATGGCTGGACATTCAGCTGAAACTGCAGTTAATTTAGCTAAACAAGCAGAATCATTAGCAGTTGCAGAAGGAGTAGCTCCTGGAGCAGTAATGAAAGATGTAGCTGATAATACTGAAATGTTTGCTAAATACGCTAAAGATGGTGGAAAGAATATTCTTAAAACTGCAATCCAAGCAAAAAAATTAGGTATAAATTTAAAAGCTGTTGATAAGATAATGAGTGGATTACTTGACTTTGAAACATCTATTGAAAAAGAAATGGAAGCTTCTGTACTAATTGGAAAACAATTAAATTATCAAAGAGCCCGTGAATTAGCTTTAGCTGGAGATCAAGAAGGTGCTATGAAAAATATCTTATCACAGATTGGTGGTGAGGCTGAATGGAATAAAATGAATGTTATTCAAAGACAAGCGTTAGCTGATTCAATTGGAGTTGGTACTGATGAGATGGCTAAAATGATAACCAATCAGAAGAAAGCAACAAAAGAGGGTGGTAAATTAGAAGATCAAAAAGTTGACGAGATAGTAGCTAAAGAAGCGATGTCTAATTTAAATGAGATGTTAAATAGTTTAAAATCAATCGGTGCTACTATTACTAATGTATTAGGTCCTCCTTTGAATTTTATATTTGGTATATTTAATCAGATTGGTAAAGTTGTAGGTTGGATTACAGGACTTTTTGCAAAATATTCAGGGACAGTTAAGGTACTTGCTAGTGTTTTGGCAGTTATGTTTTTACCTCAACTTGTGAATATGATAAAGTATATGGGAATATCAGCTAAAATGAAACTTAAAGAAATCCAATTGGGTATAAGAGCAAAATTCGTAAAGATGCAAGAAGCAATAGCGGAAAGAACCAAAACAGCTGCAACATCACAGGGTATAATTCAAACTAATATAGCAACAATGCAAGGTTGGGCTAATGTAGCGATGACACAAGCTAAAACTATGTGGACTCAAATGATGACTGGTGCACAATGGTTGATGAACGCAGCTAAAACATCAGCAATCGCATTGTCAAT